CCAACGATCAGTTGGGCTCGTGTGCGCCCTCGTCGCCCGTGTTGGGCTGGCTCTCGGTGGTCTCCTCGATGGTCTCACCGACGGGGAGACCGGCCGGGGCGCCGCCGGCGGGGAACACATCGACGGTATAGGGAATGTCGATGTTGAACTCGCTGGGGTCGGCGAACGTGACCTTGCCGCGAGTCGCGAGGGTCGCATCCTCGACGCGCCACCCGTGCTGGATGGCCTCGCGCACGGTGGCGCGGGCGTAGTCCTCATCCGGGAACCCCTCGGGGAGCTTCTTGGAGTGGCGCTCGGTGGCCGGGATGCGATAGACGCGGGTGTAGGTCTCGGCGGCGGCCTTGACCGCGCTGGCGGTCGGCGTGTTGTCGGCCGCGGCGGTCTCGTCGTCGAGCTCGGGGATGGGGTTGACCTGGCCGATGGGGGCCGAGGCGTTCACATCGGTGTCGTCGGTCTTGGCGGGATTGGAGCCCGAGTCAACGACCTCGGGGGGTGCCGTGGACTTGGGCGCGGCGTCCACGGTGGGAACCTCCACGTTCTCGTCGCCGACGGTGACGGTCTTGGTCTTGGGCGAGGCCTTGGCGGCCGGGCTCTTGGCGGTGGTGCTCTTTTTGGCGGTAGCCATGGGTCTCACTCCTCGATCGAAAGATGATGCCTCGGCGGCCCGCTCACCCGAGTAGACGGGCCGCCGAGGGGATGGGGGGCGTGGGTTAGATCGTCACCCACAGGCCGGCCCAGGCCTGCACGTTGCCGACGACGAACCCGCGACGGGCGCGCATCTTGAGGAGGGTCTCGTCGGTCAGGGCCGACGCGCCGCTCATGCCATCGATGACGACCGACTCGGGGCCCGAGCGCACGCCGCGGATGAGGAATTGCTTGTTTCCGATGAGCACGAGCGGGGTGCTCGCGGTCGTCGGGACGCCCGGCGTACCGGTGGCGACGGTCGTGATCTGAGCGCCCTTGGTGAATCGGATGGGGTATCCGAAGAGGGTGTCGGCCTCGCCGTTGCGGGCGTTGCTGACGAAGATCGGCTCACCCTGCAAGTCCTTGATCCCGCGGAGCACCTTCTTGAACGACGGCGAGGCGATGACCAGGCCGTTGCTCTCGTCGAAGAAGTCCGAGTTTTCGTAGACCCCGACGAGCGTGTTGAGCTCGTCGTAGGTCGGCGTGGCGCCGACGGCCTTGACGACGTTGGCGCTGGCCACGTAGCCCACGGCCGCGTCGGCCGTGGTCAGTGCCCGCCAGAGCGAGGTAAAGGGGACGGTGGAGCCGTTCGCGGCGACCGAGGTGCCGATGCACGCGTTGTCGAACGTCTTGGCGAACGAGAGAACCCACTCGTTCTTCTTGGCGTTGATGACATCGGTGGGCGAGTCGTCGATGTCCTCCTCGGCGAGGCGGAACACCTTGCCGAACTTGCGAGCCGTGAGGATCACGTCGTCATTGGCCGAGCCATCCTCGCCGTAGACACCGCCCTTGGCGATCACGTCCACCTGAGTGGCGCTCGACCGGTTGACGCTCTTGGCGTTGGTGCCCATCGGGGTCGGGGCGATTTCCGACTCGATGACCGAGGTGGCCGAGAGGGCCTGAATGACCTTGGATTCCTTTTCCTCGGGAATCCAGAGATCGAGAGTGGTGCGGGCCATGAGGCACGCTCCTTTCGTGTTGGGGTTGTGTGTCGAATCACTCGCCCATCACGCGGCGCGGCCTCATGGCCCTATTTGGCTAGAGTGTAGCGCACAGCATCATCAATGCCATACGCGGCGTGTCGTGTTCTAGCGTCGGGCCTTGGCGAGCTCGGCGACCTGGCGCTCGGTGGCCGTCATCGCCTTCTTGCTGCCCTCGTCGTCGCCGCGCCGGCCAGAGCCGCCGCCGATCCGGCGTACCTTCTTGGCGCTGAACAACTCGGGCCACTCGGTCACGAGCTCGTCAATGGCGTCGTCGAGGCCGATCACGCCATCGTCGTCAAGTTCGAGGCCCTCGAAGTCGATGAGCCCGACGAGCTTCTTGAGGCGATCGGCCGGCGCACCCTTGGCGGCGAGCGCGGCCCGCGCCTCGGTGCGGATGATGCGCGTGTTGCCGGCGGTCTCGCCCTCCTGGCGGCCCTCCTTGCGGGCACGCTCGACGGCACGATTGAGGGCGACCTCATCGACCTTCTTGCCCTTGTCCTCGTCGCCGCCGGCGCCGCCGTTGCGGGCCTCGTCGAGCTCTTTCTCAAGGTCTTTGACGCGGGTCTTGAGGCTCGTGCGGCCACGCTGGCTCTCGCCGTTGGCCTTCTTGAGTGCGGCGCGGGCCTTGACTAGTTCGGCCTTGAGCTCCTCGGGGGATTTGTCGGCGTCGGGGTCATCCTCCTCCTCCTCGTCGTCATCCTCCTCCTCGTCGTCGCCCTCGTCGTCGTTGCCGCCGCCGTCAGCGGGGGCCTCGCGGAGCATGAATCCGGGGCGCGCCCAGTAAGGCAGGGCGAGGGTGTGGCGATTGTCGAGCGTGGTGGCCATCTCGGTCTCTTTTCTCCCCATCACGGGGCTCTCGGGTGGTGTCCCTCGCTGGGGGAGTCTAGGGGCTACTTGGGCTTGGCTGAGGTATTGGTCTCGACGCCGACGACGGAGACCGTCACCACGCCCTTGTTGGTGGCCGGCGGGGTGAGCCGCAGATACACGAGGTCACCCGGCGCGACCTGGCGCGAGAAGGGCACGGTGGCCTTGATCTGGCCCGCGTCGTCGATCGGGAGGCGCTCGGTGTAGTGAGGCGACATCTTGGCCGACGGCGTGGGCTTGGTGGCGATGTTCTCCCACACAAGCACGACCTCGACGATATCGCCCGGGGTGCCCGAGGCGTAGACGTGGAGGAAGAACTCAGCGATGCCGGCCGCCCCTGCCACGTTCTGATCGGCCTTGTTGTCTTTGGTGCGCATGTAGACCGAGCTCGCGCCCGGGGCCAGCTTCTTGGTGGTCAAGTCCTGAAATGCAAGTGCCTGTTTCAAGTCCGGCTCCTCTACGACGATGGGCACGGAGCCGCCGCCGGCGGTCCACGTGTTGGTTGGGATGATCGGCATGTTGGGCCAATTGGGGTTATTGAAATGCCACGGCTCGTCGGGGTCGGGGGTGAACCCGGCCCGGAGCATCGCTGCCCGGTTCTCGGGGGTGGGGTAGGCGATGTCTACCGCCCCGCCGCGCATGTGGTTGCGCTGGCCCGTGTCCGGATTCGAGGCGGGCGGCGCGTAGGGGCCACCGTGATAGAGGTAGTTCTGGCGGGCGACCCAAAAGCCATTCTGCAAGACCCACGAGCGCCAGGCGTCCACGAGGGTAATCTCATGGCCGGCGTAGCCGTTGGCCACTTGGAGCCGGGCGAGCGTGTCGGGCGTCAGGAAATACCACGGCTGCCAGGGGACGGGCACGAGGCTCTGACTCATGGGCGGGAGCTTATCACTCGCTTGGGCGGCGTCGGTGTAGGGCGCGGCTCTCCTGGCTTGTGCTCAAGGGGTTGCTGAAAGAGCTCTGAGAGCTCGTCACTCGAACTCGACATCGACCCATACCGTCCTGCCGTCATCGACGACCTTGACCACGCGACCCTTGCCGGTCACGAGGTGCTCCTTAGACTTCTTCCAGTGTTCGGCGGTGGGGTTGCCCTTGAGTGGGATGGCCTCTACACCCTTGACTCGCACCATAACTTGTTTAGATGCCCGACTCGACGAATACTTCCGCGCCACCACATCATCGGTGGTGAATGACGAGAAGTTGGTGTCGAAGTCGGCGCCCTCGGTAAAGAGCTTGCTGATCTTCTCCTTGGGCACGTCGAGACCCTTGTAGAGCACGCGCGGCTTGACGACCTCTTGGGCGTTTAGCCAGCGCGCCGCATCCTCGATCGAGCCACGCACATCGCCCTCGGTGAATCGCACGGGCGTGGTGCCCTCCTCGACAGTGCCTGTATAGGTCTTAACCCAAGCCTTGGGCAGTCCGACGCCGGCGAACGGCTGGGCGCCCTCGCGGAGGTTTTTGGCGACCTTCTTGACCGCCTGCTCTGAGCGGAAGTCGTTCTGCAAGAGCACATTAGCGCGCTGCCCGGCATCCTCGACGTAGCGCCAATCGCCGCTCGTGAGGGCCGATTTGCGCACCGAGGGGCTGGCACCACGGACGGCCTTGGCCACGGTGGTGGGCGGCACGTAGCCCCTCAGCCGAGCGGTGGCCTCAAGGGTCGCCGTCCGGATGGCCTCACGCTCGGCCTTGACGCGCTCGATCTGGGCACGAGTCTCGGCCAGCTTGGCGGATGCCTTGGCCTTCTCGTCGGCGTGTTTGGCAGGCGCGGGGGTGGGGGTAGGTGCCTTGGGCGGCGGGGAAGAGTGCCGTGGCTGATCGGGCGGGCCCTGGGGCCGAACCCTGGGCACGGTGCGGGTGTTGAACTTGCCGCGCTTGACGGCCGCGCCGGCGTGGGCCTGCACGGTCTTAGGGGCGTCCACGCCGTCGTCGAGGAGCTTCTTGGCAGCCTTGATGCGCACGCCCATCGATTCGGATTCGAGGGAGTAGCCACGGAGCACCGAGCGGCGCGCCTCACGCTGCAAGGCCTCGGCATAGGCCGGGTCGTTGAGCACCTCCATGTGACAACGGCAGTGAGGGTGCAACGGGGGCGTTTTCACGGCGTCGTCGTAGGTGTATGGTCCGAACGACAGGCCAGCGGGGAACTTCCCCCCGACCTGCACGACGTGGCCCGAGTGAGCCAGGCATCGCACGCACGCATCTCGCTCGGCTACCCAGACCATGGGCATCTTGGCGATCCGGGCCACGTCGGTGGTCCCCTTGGCGGCCTGCTCGTGGAGGAGCCATTGGAGGCCTGCCGTGGTGCTCCTGCCGTTGGCGATCATCACGCCGGCCGCGGTCGCGGGGTCGATGCCGGCCAGGAGGAGGGCTTGGGCCTTGAATGCGGCCTTGGCGATGTCGTCGAGCATCCCCGCGGCGTGCACGGGCGGCGGCACCTGGGCGCGCTTGAGGATGGTGCCCAGTTGCTCATCGGTGGCCGATCGTCCGACGATGGCCCCATTATCGAGCACTGAGGTTACATAGGCCGCATCGATGTTGGCAGTGACGGCCGCGAGGTCAAGGGCGCCCGATCGCGCGAGCGAGATGAGCTCCCCGATCTTGGCCGCCACATTAGGGTCGCCGAGCGCCACGAGCTTCTTGAGCTCCTCCACGGCCGTCAGGTACGGGCCCGCCCCCTCGGCAAGTAGCTGACGCTCTAGCGCGAGGAGGTCGTCGTCGATGGCGGGCACGGGCTACCCGACGGGCGCGGGCACCTTGCCCGGCGCCGGCGGGAGCGCGGTGGGGGCAAGCTGGGGCGGGGTGAGGCCCTTGGGCGGCGCGGGCGGTACCCCGGGAGGCGTCGGTGCGCCAGGCACGACGGGCGCCGCGATCGGCTGGCCATCGAGACCGATGCCGAGCTTGACATCGTTGAGCGGCGGCGCGGCCTCAGGAGCGGCACCCACGAGGAGCCACGGCACCATGAGGCGGATATCCTCATCGGACGCCGAGCCGAGCGTGACCGCCTGCCCGAGGGCCTGCATGGCCGGGCCAATGCTCTTGAGCATGTCGATTGTGAGGTGCACCTCGTCGCCCGTCGGAAACCATTCCTTGATCTGCTCATCGGTGTAGCCGGCCTCGGCGAGTGCCTGAGTGACGGGCACGCCGTTCGCGGTCTTGAGACCGACGAGCTCCATGCCCTCCTTGTCGGTGGCCACCTCGGGCGGCATCCAGACCGGCTCGACCTTCTTGCCCTCGGCGATATTGAGCATCTTGAGCGCGACCTCGCCGCCCTTAGACCACTCGGAGCCGAACGAGCTCATGACCTTCTTGGCGTGCTTGGTGATCGTGCCGTCAGCACGGCGGCGCGCCTCGCCCGACGGGGCGGTGCCCGAGTCGGCGGGGTTGAACTCGTAGAGCGGCGTGCGGGTCAGCACGGCCATGCTCCTGATCTGGAACTCCTCGCGATCTTGGAACGGCGTGCCCGTCATGGCCGCGAACTCGCCGACGGTCTTGACGCCGCGGAGGAGCCAGGTGGAGCCGGGGAGGCTCTTGAGCTTGCCGCCGGCGCGCTGGATCATCCGCGAGGGGTCGAAGTCCTGGGCCGGGCCGTCGAGGAGCTCGTGGTCGTTGAAGTCCTCGGCAATGTCGTCGTCGGCCTCGGCGTCGGGGTCGAGGAGTGCGTAGCGCTGGGGCAGCACCATGTAGTCGATAGTGGCCATGTCCGAGGCGTTGAGCTTGGTGATGGCGTCCTGGGGCCCGTAACCGCGGATGTTGACCGGCGTGCCGTATGGCTTGGAGTCGGGGCGAAAGTGCATGACCGGCCAGCCCCACTCGTTCACGACAGTGCGGGTGCCGTCGTCGCTCTCCTCGTCGGCGACCCGCTCGAACGCCTCGGCCTTCTCGGGGCGCTTGGGGGAATCGACCGCGATCCACTCCACCACGAGGTCGTCGTAGACCTGATTCGCGCGCCAGGTGTCTTTGCCCACCTTCCACATGAACACGAACGTGACCGGCTCGCGCTCAGCCTCCTCGTCGTAGAGAACAATGGCGTTGAGCGGGTGCTTGCCGAGCACGTCGATGGTGCGGGTGGCATCCTCGGCCTCGTCGTCGTCGGGCCAGACGAGCGCGTAGTAGTCGCCCAGATAGGCGGCCTTGACGTGGTAGTCGTCGGCGTCGTCGTCGAGGTCGTTCTCATCCCAGAACGCCTCCTTGAGCTTCTTGGTTGAGGCGTCATCGTTCTCGACGGTGAGCGCGGTGAGGTCGCATCGGTCGATCAGCGCATCGACGGGGACGGCGGCGTAGGTCAGGCCGAAGTGCTGGCCGTTGCCGTACCGCTCAAGGAGCAACTCAAGCTGTTTGGTCGCCACGACCTCGGTGTTGGTGCCCTTGTAGTAGCGCTCACGCCGGCCGTATTCCTCGCGCTTGTCGTGCATGAGGTGAAAGGCTTTCGCGAAGTCTCGGCGGATGAGCTCAGGGTCAGTCGGGGAGGCGGCCATGGGCGTGATCCTACACGTTGGAGACCGCGGAGACCGCGACCTTGGTGCGCTTCTTGGTGCCCAAGAAGTAGAGCACGCCCGAGCCAACGCAGTCCACGAGGTCGTCGTGAGGGGCCCGCGGGAAGCTGACTTGCTGGGCCTCTAGGGCGTCAAGCCCGTCGGTGTGCATGACCCGCTTGCGCTGATAGTGGTTCAACGCCTCGGCCGCCCTAAGCTCCTTTTTCACGGATTGCGTGACGGTCTTGACGGGCACGCCGAGGCCCCAGAGTATCTCTTTCCAGAGGTCGCCGCCCTGATTGGTCTCGACGTAGACCAGGCCGATGGTCGGGTCGTCGTTGAGCATCCGGAGGAGGCGTTGGCGGATGGCCTCGCCCGACTCGCGCACGCCGATCGCGCTGTAGACGATGCACCGACCGCGACCCTGGGCCCGGCCGTTGAGGCGCGGGGCGGGTTTCCACCCGATGACGGCGATGCCGGTCTCGTCCGAGGTGCGCTTGGTGGTCACGGCCGGGTCAACGCTGATCATCTTGCGCGTGACGCCGGCGAGCGTGCCGTGTTGGAAGTCGGACAATTGCCAGTAGTCGCCATCGGCACCGAGCGGGTCGTTGGCGTAATTCTTGAGGTAAGCCCTTGTATGTCTGATCTTGAGGAGCCGCTTGAGCGACCACCGTGCCGGCCACGTCGAACGCATCCCGGGCCCGTCCTCGTCGATGATGGGGGCGTGGTAGTGAGGCTGCCAGCCATCCTCCTCGATCCACGCCTCGGTGCCCTTGCCGCGGGCGGCGTTGACCAATTGGTGGATGATCGAGCCGGCCATGGTGACGGTGCCCACCAACTGCACTCGCGCCTTGTCGTTGAGGGGCAGCACGGCATCCTGCACGGTCTTGAGCCGCTTGGTCATCTGCTCTAGCGAGTAGCTGCCCTCGGCCGGCTCGATGTCGTCGAGGAGGATGTAGTCGGGGCGCTGGGCGCCGATCTTGAGCCCGAGCACGGCGCTGTCGATGCCGCGGGCGGCGAACGCGAACCCCGAGGCCGAGCGGTACAGGCTCACGCGGTCAGCGGCGACCACGCCACGGTCGCGCTTGAGGGGTGCGCATAGCCTGGGGAAGTCCACCCGGAGCCGCTCGTTGGTCTCTAGCTCGTGCTTGAACGTGGCCAGGTGGGTCTCCGCCTGCCCCGAGGAGTCGGCGAACGCGGCAATGAACTTGATGTGGCCAAACGCCGCGGCCCATGCCGGGATGAGCAAGAAGTGCCAGGTGCTCTTGCCGGTCTCTCGGGGGGCGATATCGGCGTGCCTGTTCTGGCCGGCCTCGATGACCGAGGTGGCGAGCTCCTTGGCCCGCTCTGCCCAGGCGAGGTGAGGGTCTCCGAAGGTCATCCGGTCGCCGGTCTGCTCGCTCGCCAGGTGGTGCGGGAAGTAGAGCATGGCGAAGAGGAGGGGCTCGTTGTAGGTCAGCGCGCGGCGGTACTTGCTCCACTCAGGAGAGACCCCGAGCACGCCGTTGAGCGCCTCCTGGTGGCCGAGCCCGAGCGTGTCGGCGATGACCTCGGTGGGCTCATAGAGGTGGCGCTTGAGGTACTTGGCCACCGAGAACTTGGAGGCATCGGTGGTGGTCAACGCTTACGCCTCGGCTTGCGCTTCTGCTGGATGCGGCCCTTGGCCTTCTTGGAGGGGCGTGGGCGTGCGCCTCCAAAGCTGTACGGTACCCAGGGCATCAGGCACGCGCCTTCTTGCCGGCGGCGGCATCGAGCATGGCGGCGAGCTCACGGGCCTCGGCGTCGTAGTGCTCCACGGTGACGGCCACCTCAACGGGGGCGTCGAGCCCGAGTAGCTTGGAGCGGCGCTCCTCGACCCAGGCAAGGCCCTTGAGGGCGGCGTCGAGCACCTTCTCAGCGGCCGGGTCGATGACCACTTGGCCCCACTCCATGCCCGCCTCGTAGACGTAGCCGGCGCGGGCCAGCATGCGAGTGATCTGGGCGGTGCGGACACGGCTAATCTCGTCGAGCCGGGCAAGCGAAATGCCCCGATACTCGGGGACGAGCTCAGCGAGCTCCTCGGTGTGTACCTGGGCGGCCTCAATGATGCGGCGCTGGACGGTGCGGGTGCCGATGTTGCGGCCTAGTCCCCCGTCGAGGGAGAAGCGGCCGTTCTCGCCCCGGATGATGGGCCGTTTCGCCATCTCGGCGATGTCGGCGGTGCTCCTGTAGGCGAGTCGATGTTGATATATCCATGCGGTCTCGGCGTCGTGATCCATCCGGACCACGGAGCGAGCCGTGTGCTTGTCGGCCATCGCGGCCTCCTCTCGGGAAGATAGCCCCGATCCTAGCGCCCTGTCAACTCAGGCCTCCGCATCCGCGATCGTGCCGTCGATCGAGAGCGAGGCGTCGAGCTCCGCGATGATGGCCCGGATGCCGAGCGGGTACCGCCACCATCCGGCGAAGATCACGAACCCGACGGGGCTAGCGCCCGGCTCGGGGTAGATCACCTCGAACTGGGCGAGGCCCCGCTTGGCGCCGTGTCGCCGGCCGAGGATGGCCACGGCTGGCCCTGAGGCGGCCCGTACGGCCTTCACTTGGAAGTTGGCGAGCCGGGCACGGCCGATGAGGGTCTTGGCGTCACGGCTGAACGAGGCCAGGGCGACATTTTCAGGCGTCATCCCACCATCCTATCAGTTGACGCGCCAACCTCCCACCCCCAATGCCACCGATCAGAGCCCCACTCTCCCGCTAGGGGTGCTGGGGGGCAAGGAGGCACCTTTTTCCCTATATACGCCTATAAGCGGTATTTATATATATATCCTTCCAGAGAAGAAAAGAGACCCCCTATGCCCCCTAAGGGCCCCTCTTCCCTTTCATTTACTGGGATGGCGCGGGGGGCAAGGTCGATAAAAAAGGTGCCCCCCGGGGGCACACTCCTTGCCCCCTAACCCCTGGCGCGTCGTGCTGGACATTCTGGGGGGCATACTTTAGAGTCGAATCCTTACCCCCCTCAGCGCAAAGGAATGCCCCCTTATGGCCTACAAGAAGCTCGTCATTCACGGTATCGACCCGGCCGAGGCCGAGGACATGGCCGACGACATCGCCGCCACGTTCGAGCTCGTCGTCGATATCGAAGATGACGCCAAGTGAACCCCGAGAAGAAGGCGGCCAAGGCCGTCGAGAAGCTCACCGACCACGAGACCGTCGTGTGGAATGCGCTCATGCTGGCATCCGCCGGCGTGTACGTGTTCCCCGTCCTCCTCACCGACCCGCACCTCAAGCCCGAGGGCGGCGTCAAGGCCACCAAGCGCTACCCCGTGAAGTGGGGCAGCGAGGCGAGCATCGAGGCCGATGCCGTGGCCGACATGTTCGAGCGCAACCCGACGGCCGCCGTGGGTATCGCCACCGGCCCGAGCCGCCTCGTGGCGATCGACCTCGACCATGGCGAGAAGAATGGCGCCGAGTCGCTCACTCTCGCTGGCCTCGACATCACCCCCACCCCGTTCTCCTACCCGACCTTGGGCGGCGGCACGCACCACGTCTACCGCTCGCCGAAGAAGCGCTACGCCAAGACCCTCTCCGATAAGGTCTACGGCGATATGAAGCTCCTGGGCGTGGATGTCCGCGCGACGGGTGGGATGCTCGTCTACTACGGCCCGAAGATCGAGACCAAGCCCGACCTCGACGCGCTGCCCAAGGCCCCCGAGTGGGCGCTTGAGGATGCCGCCCCGACGGGCACCAAGGCCGAGCCCTCGATCGCGATGTCAGACTGGCTGAGCGCCCTGCACGGTGGCAAGCCCACCCTCAAGACCCGGGAGGCCGTCAAGGCCGTCAAGCGCGACGGGATGGGCCACGGCGACCTCCTCGTGGTCACCAACAAGCTCGCCGAGTTGGGGGCATCCGGCGCGGCCGGGGTCGCCGACGCCGTGGCTGAGGCGCGTGAGCGCTACGTAGGCAACTGGGGCCCGCTGTACGAGAAGGCCTGGGATAACGCCATGCTGGATGCCGCCCAGTATTACGGCAAGCCCCTGCCGATCATCGCGCTCGTGCCCAAGAGCCAGGTGGCGAAAGAGGCCAAGGCGGCCAAGCCCAAGAAGGGCAAGGCCGAGGTGGTCACCCCGCCCGGCGCCGTGGTCGAGGTGGTCGATGACATCCCCGAGCGGCCCCACACGGTGCCCGATGACTTCTTTGAGAAGGTGACGGGCCTGCAATCGCAACGCCTCGCCGACCTCGTGAACTACGACGGCACGATTGGCGCCGGTAACGACGGCACGGCCTGGCACTACTTGCGCGGGGTCTGGCGGCCCGATGACGAGGTGATCAAGCGGCGCACGGCCGAGATGCTGGGCGACCGTTACCGACGCGACCACGCCGGCATCGCCCGTGACATGATCCTGGCCAACGCCGAGGTCACCCGCCTCACCGGCGCCCCGCATTTCGAGTTCGTCAACCTGGCCAACGGCATGGTGAATTGGCGCACGGGCGACCTCCTCGCCCACCACCCCGACTACCTCTCCACCGTGCAACTGCCCGTCGAGCTCGTCAAGACACCGCGGCATCCGAGGTTCGATCGCTGGCTTGCCGAGGTGGCGCCCGAGACCATGCACGTGGTGATCTGGGAGCTCATCGCCTACACCATCCTCAACGGCAACCCCTTTCAGAAGGCGGCCATGCTGCACGGCCCGGGCGGCACTGGCAAGGGAACGCTCATCCGGCTCTTGGAGCACATCGCCGGCGCGGCCAACACGGTCCACCTCACCCCTACCGACATGACGGGCACGTTTGAGCCTGCCCGGATGTTCGGCAAGCTCCTGAACACGGTGGGCGACCTCGATGGCAAGTATCTGCCCGATACGGGCCCGTTCAAGCGGGTCACGGGCGGCGACTCGATGATGGCCCAGCACAAAAACAAGGCGCCGTTCGAGTATTCACCTTGGATTTTCCCCGTGTTCGCGGCCAATACCGTGGCCGTGTCGAGTGACGCCACAAGCGGATTCTTCCGGCGCTGGCTGATCCTGCCGTTTACCCGCGTCGTCGATCGCTCCCAGCCCTACGACGAGCGTGCGCTCTGGGCTGAGGCCAGCGACATCGCGAGCACGGCCATCGGGCTCCTGCCGGCGCTCGTCGAGCAGAACGATTTCACCGAGACCATCGAGACCATCGAGGCCACGGCTGACTTCCAGACCCAGAGCGATATCATCCGCACGTGGCTCGACGACGACGAGCACGTGATGATCCACGACCCGAGCGCTCGGCAATTCCAGACCTCACGCGCCCACCTCTATCAGGTGTATGCCGATTGGTCGCTGGCCACGGGCCACCGTAACCCGCTCTCCCGGATCGCGTTCTCGAAACGGCTCACGGCCCTTGGCCACGAGTTCTCCAAGGTCAAGGGCACGGTGTTCGTGCGCGGCGTCAAGACCGACTCTGTGCCGCTCACCGTGCTCGGCGGTACGCTCGCTGAGGAGGCCTGATCGTGGGCAATCTACTGTGGGCTGAGAAGAAGCGGGGCACGCTCCTAGAGCTCGCCCCCGCTACCGCCGTCGAGGCGGCCATTGCCGCGGGCGGCGACCGCGCCATTGAGTGGGCGGGCTACGTGTCGAGCCGCTCGCCGTACAGCTATGCGTTTTGGCTCGGCCAGGCCGTCGCGCGCTCGGGGCTCCCCGTGCCGTATCCGATCGATCGAGCGGCCGACGCCGAGAGTGATGCGTTTTTCGCCAAACTCAAGGCCCGTGAGCTCAAGACCAAGAAGGGCAAGAAATGACCTCCAAGAAGCGCCCCGCCATCGAGGCCCGATGCATCGCGATCGAACCCGGATTCGGGGCTGGATGCGCCATGCCCAAGCACGCCGGCCACGACCACGTTGACGTGTTCGGTTTCGAGTGGACCGACGCCCTCACGGTCGAGTATTGCGAGGTCGAGGCGGCCGACACCGAGGGCTATGCCGAGATGGCCGAGTGGATGGCCACCGAGGGGCGCGTCGTCACGGCCAAGGCCTTCCGTGGCCGCTCGGTGGTCTACCGCACCGACATCGAGACCCGCGAGGAGGAGTGAGATGGATGACCCTTATCTTTGGAGCGTTGACCGCTCGTGGAGCAACTACCGCGGCAACTCTGACGGCGAGCTAGCCCCGAGCGATCACACCAAACTGCACCTACAACGCGAGGACACGACCACGGCTATGTGTAGCCGTTGGGTGCTCCTCAACGCCTTACGGGGGGACCGACCGGCTGGGCGCCTGAGCGAATACCAAGGCACCGAGCACGAGGGCCTGATCTGCCGGCGTTGCGTGCCCGGGGGCCGACCGTGATGCTCCTCGTGACGCACGAGCTCGTCAACGGCCGCGTGGTGGCCGCTGAGGCGCGCGAGCTCGTGCCGCTCGACGTGGACATGATCAGCACGATTACCGTGCGGCGTGGCTCGTTCTACGTGCCCCAGGAGGCCATCGACGATGAGCCCGAGGATGGGGAGGTGGGCCTGTTGGCCCGGGCTATCGCCGTGGCGCTCGATCGCGCCGGCGTCAGCGGTCGCCGCGTCCGGATGTCGCACGTGCCCGCCGAGGGCGGCGGTCGCCTCTACACCTGGCGCATCGTGAACGCTTGGATTCGCCCCCAGGCATGAGAAAAGCCCCCATCCCCGGCCGGTATCCGTGCCAGCGGGATGGGGGCTTTTCTGTCGAGCCCGACTAGAGGCCTGAGCGCCATAGGGACGCTCGCGTGGAGCCTATCAGTCGTCGAGGTGCTCGGCGTGCAACGCGATCTGAGCACGGCCCAGGTTGCCCGGCTCGTCGGTCGTGTGCAAGTCGGTGTAGCCTGCCGCTTTCATGCCGGCGTAGAGGAAGGCGCGGGCGGTCGCGGCCTGGCTCAATCCTTGCTCGCGTGCCACGATGTCGATTACCGCGCGTGCGTCGGCCGAGAGCAGGAGCACCACCTGTTCGGTGTACTTGGCCGGCGGCGGGGCCGGTCGATCCTTCTTGGTCACGGTGGCCATGGTGGCCTCCTTTCGTTGTATAGAAATACAGTAGTTGATAAGTAGTTGACACGCCACCTGCAAACTGGGATAGTAGAGGACACGACCCCAGCGAAAGGGAACCATGAACGCCTCCACCCCCAACAACGAGCAAATCCACTTTGCCCACCGTCGCTCGTTCACGGCCACTAACAACGGCACCAAGGCCGACCTCAAGCGCGACTGGCTCAAGCACCTCACCACGTGCAAGCCCTGCGCCGAGCACGAGGCGACCACGCGATGATCGCCCTCGACCTCTTCGCGGGCACGGGCTGGGGAGTCGCGTGCAAGGCCCTCGGCATCGAGGAGCACGGCGTCGAGATTATGCCTGCCGCGATCGCGACCCGCGAGGCGAACGGCATGACCACGATCTTCAATGACGTGTGGGATGGGCTCGACGGGGACGTTGGCGGAAACGCTCGCGACCACCTCAATAGCTACGAGCTACTCATCGCCTCGCCGCCCTGCCAGACCTTCTCGATGGCGGGCAAGGGGACGGGTCGCAAGGCCCTCGACGAGGTGCTCTCGTTGATCGAGGAGCGCGCCTTTCTCCACCCCCACAAGCTCCGCGAGTTCGGCGAGAAGCACGACCCGCGCACGGCTCTCGTGCTCACCCCGCTCACCTACATTGCCCGCGACCTTCCCCGGCTCGTGGTGCTTGAGCAGGTGCCCCAGGTGCTCCCCGTGTGGGAGGCCTACGCCGTCGTGATGCGTGAGTGGGGCTATTCAGTCAAAACCGCCGTGCTCAACGCCGAGCAATACGGTGTGCCCCAGACCCGCAAGCGCGCCATTCTCGTGGCCCGCTGGGATGCCGAGGCCACTCTCCCGGCGCCGACCCACTCGCTCTACTACTCCCGCGATCGCGCCCGCCTCGACGACGGCGTGTTGCCGTGGGTCTCGATGGCCGAGGCCCTCGACTGGGGCATGACAGACCGGCCCTACATGACCGTTGCCGCGGGCACCGCCTCAGGTGGTACCGACCCGGCATTCCTCGGGGGCTCGGGGGCGCGTAAGCTCCTCGTGGGCGAGCGTGACGGTGGCCGCTGGAAACCGCGTTGGGCCTACGAGCGCCCAGCAACGACCATCTCGGGTGACGCTCGCGTTTGGCCTCCTGGGCACAAGTACAACAACGACGACATCCGCCGCCTGGGCGAGGAGGAGGCCAAGGCCCGCTACGGTGACCGCGCGGGCTCCGAGGCCATCCGCCTCACCGACGCCGAGGCATCCGCCATCCAGAGCTACCCGGCCGGATTCGATTGGCGCGGTAACCGCGGCGACGTGGCCCAACAGATCGGCAACGCCGTCCCCCCGCTCCTCGCCGAGGCCGTGCTACGGGAGATGATCTAGATGGCCAAGGCCCGCATCCGCCGCCGCTGGCACCCGTCGCTCGACGATCAGAGCAACCACGACGGGTCACCGGCGACCTCGGCCAAAGAGCCCTATAAGCCTTGGCGCGTCGTGCTCCCCGTCGATGGCCAGCGATCGCCGCATGTCGAGTTCACGACCACCTGGGCCGGGGCCCTCGCGATCGCTGCATGGTGGATTCACCCCGTCGGGTATCTATCCAGCCTCACCCCCCGCACCTCCCGCATTCCGAACCCCATCACCACCGATTCAGAGAGTGAGCACGACGATGACCTATGACAACCCCACCCCGACCCCCACCGAGGGCTCGGGAATGTCGGGCGGCCCTGGCTATACGCCGACCCCGATGCCGACCGTCACGGAGGCGCCCTACGTGCCGCCCGTGCCGACCCCTACGCCGACGTACACGAGCGGCCCGGGCGTCGTGCCCTCGCCAACCCCTACGCCGACGTACACGAGCGGCCCGGGCGTCGTGCCCTCGCCAACTCCTGCCCCGTCGCACACGGTCACGCCGGCGCCCGTCGTGGTGGGCCCGCCGACCTCGACGACGCCGCACGTTCAGACCGTTGTGCCCATGACGCCCACGCTGGCCGATACCGGCATCGACTCGGGCGTCGGATTTCTCTGGCTCGTCATCGCCATTATGCTCATCGTGCTCGGCATCGCCTCGCTCATCGCTGGCATCGTCAAGAAGACCTCCGTGCGTGAAGAGGACATGGCCGCCGAGGTCGAGGGCGTTCTCAGGGAGGCCAGCGTGGCCACCCTCGTGGGCGATGTCCGCATGGCCGCGATCCGCAAGGGTCACGCCGTCAGGGATGCGTTCTGCCGCTTCTACGACCCGAGCGCGAATAGCCCCTACACGTCGGCCGTGTGCGCGGTCTGCCGCAACGAGACCGACGAGGCGGCGGCGTGATGCCCGGGCTCGTTCCCAACGCCGCACGCGGCGGATACCGGGTCAACTCAGGCCGCCCCACCACCATCCGCCTCACCGACGCCCAAGAAGAAGCGATCCGCGAGGGGGTCGAGGCTGGCCAGCACGTCAACGCCATCGCCCTCTCCGTCGGCGTCAGCTCGCGCACGGTCGTCAGGCGGAAGGCCGGCTACGTCACCCACGCCAACCTCCCAACGGAAGATCAGGTGTCCTGATGACTCTCGATCGCAAGGCGCTTGAGAGCGCGCTATTGACTCACGGTCCCCTCTCCTGGGATGAGCACGACATCGGCATCTACGCCGACGAGGCGCTCGACGCGGATGCGGACACGCCGGAATCGATGGCTCATATTTTCTGGACCATGGGCGCGAATAAGGAGCACGATGGATGCCCCTACGCGCCCGATGGTGATGGCAGCGATGGCGATTACTCAAACCGGTGCGCGGAATGCGAGGAGTACCTTACCGAGCTCTCACGCAAGGTACTTGCCGAGGCCAATCGTGGCTAACCGCAAAGAGCTACGTGACGCCCGGCGCAAGGCCGCCGAGGCTCAACGGATCGCCGACGAGATTGCCGCCCTGCCACGGCGTGTCGGGCAGCAAGTCATCTGGGCCAACGGCGTCATTTGGACACGGGTAGGCGACGATCGGTGGCGTAGTCAATACGAGGAGCCGGGCGAGCCCGTCTATCCCTCGGCCCACATCGTTTCGTTCCCGGGATTCTGGCGGCCCTACGATGAGTAAGACCACCTGGGCCGACGTGACGCCCGGCGCCACCGTGCTCCTCAAGGGGCGTGAGTGGGAGGTGCTCAAGGCCAAGCACAAAGGCAAGGCCGTCAAGGTCACCGTGAAGGGCCCGGGCGGCGAGTTCGACTCGGCCATGAAGGCCACCGACAAGGTGACCATCACCGAGCCGGGGTGGGCCAACGAGACCGCCGCCAAGAAAGCCGACGCCAAGCGGGCCAAGACCGAGGCCGCCCACCGCGCGCCGGCGCTTGAGCCCGGCCGACTCCGTGCCGCACGTGACGAGCTCGACCGCGACGAGTCCAAGGTAGAGCGCAAGGTGCGCACCTTTCTCGACGCTAAGCTCCTCGCCGTCGAGGTGGATGGGGTCTACGTGATGCCGTTCGTGTCCCCCGACACGGTGGCCGCCCACCTTCTCACCTTCCACGGCGTCACGGCCGAGGGCGTGGACCTCACCGAGGCCAAGAAGCTCGCCCGCACCCACTCACCCGAGGGCGCCATTGCGATCCTCTCGTGGGACAAGCTCAAGGCCGTCCACGACCGAGAGCACCAACTGATCGAGGCGGGCACCAAGTCGGCGCTCGTTGACCACCTCCACACGAAAGATAGGCCCACCTCATGAGCGACATCGACATCACCCCCGACGACGGCACCGACGACATCCCCACCGAGCCGCGAGGATTCGTGGAGGGCGAGCGCGTGAGCCACGTGGCCTACCAGGATCGGCTAGGCACGGTGGTCTGGGGGGACTGGCGCGGCGTGCGCGTCGATTGGGATATGGTCTACGGCGAAACAATCGAGGCATCCACCGCCCTCCGTCACGACGCGCCGATGCCCGACCCGGCGTATGCGCTGGCCAAGGGGCTCCGCTACCGCCGGCAGAGAGATGCCGCGCTCACCGACCTCGCCCGGGTCGCCGGCCTCGAAACCGAGTACGCCATAAAGTTCGGCGAGCAAGGCCGCAAGCTCGAAGATGCCCGCGAGGAGATGACCCTGGCCTACGCGCGTCAGGCCAAGCTCCTCACCGAGACCACGGAGAAGCTGACGGCCACCACCGATCGCCTCGTGGCGGCCCTCGACGCCATCGGAAGGATCAACGAGGCCACCGAGGAGCACGGCGACGACGCGCCTATCCACACGGTCAAGATCGTGCGCGGCATTCTGGCCGAGCGTTTCGGTGAGCCGGTAGTTGACACACCAACCGAGGGTGTGGGAGAGTAGAGGACACGGGCCGCCGGCCCGCCCCAGCGAAAGGATCACACCATGCTCACCGTCCCCGATACCGACCTCCCCGTTGGCACGCTGGCCCGCCATGCCGTCGAGCTCCACGAGGCCCAGGAGTTGCTCAAGAAGGCCGAGGCCATCATCGAGCGCCAACTTAGCGAGAGCCAGGGACGGCCCGCACTCCACCAGGCGGCCGTCGGGGTCTCGGAGGCTATCTCCCGCATCGGTGGCGTCAAGATGCACCTCTCGACTCTCGTGCTCATGCACAAGGTGGGCGAGTGAACCGCCGCACCACCTACCGCCCCCGGGGTGTGAAGGCCCATCTCCTGCACTGGGGATGGCTCGCTTTCCGCCCCGGCTCGGCGGGCCAGACGGCCGTGCGCGGCGCGGTCTACACCATCATTCTCGCGCTCATCCTGGGCGCGATCCTCTACGGCACCACCTCAAACTAGGAGGCCCATCGTGGCAAAAGATAAGAGCAAGAAGAAGGCCAAGAAGGTCGAGCCCAAGAAGGGCAAGGCCGCCAAGGAGAGCAAGGGCAAGAAGGCCCCCAAGCTCGTCACCGAGGTCATCCCCATCCCGCACCTCGAACACCTCGACAAGGTGGGCCGTGCGCTCGCCGTTGTGCAGGACAAGAAGAATCACTCCAAGGAGGCCCGCAAGAAGGCGGCCAGGTTTTTGGTGGAAGCGCGTGAAGCAACCCTTGACCGTCAGGCCGCCAAGGCCCTCGCCGACGCCATTGACCGGGCCGACGCCACCCGAGTAGTGGCGTACAACGAGACCCAGGGCAGGGCCGACGGCCACTATCTGACGAGTGACGCGGAGCGTGACGCGGCCGTGGCCTCGCTCGCCTCCACTCTCGTCATCAAGCTCACCCCCGATGAGGTCGTGCAGGTAGAAGGCGCTCTCGACTCGGTGGGCAAGCCCGCCCCCGCCCTGGCCGAGGTCATCACCGACGCTGAGCGCAAGGCCCGCATCAAGGCCAAGAAGGCGGCACGCGCCAACCCTCCGCTCGGCGACATGACGGAGGAGGAGCGCGCCGCGACCTTCCCCCAGCCCGACGATCAGGTGGGAGGCGACCCTACGGCCATGGATGACGCCCCCGACGAGGTTGACGCGCCCACCGAGCCCGAGCGCCAGGAGGCCGAGGAGGTCGAGACCGAGACCGGCCGCGAGTTCTCCGTGGGCCCCACCGCCGAGCCTGGCTCGGGTGGCCTGAGCGGCCCGGCCGAGGATGAGAACACCGACTTTGACCTCAACGGCCTCGGTCAATATAAGGTTTGGAACCCCGAGAAGAAGGCCGAGCGCGGCTACACCCGCGTCACCACCTACATCGACTGCCTAGAGGACAAGGGCCGCCTCACCGACTGGAAAACCCGCCAGGTGCTCATCGGCGCCGGCCTCGACGCAACGGGCGACGGTGTGCTCGTCAATGACACGATCATAGGCAAGGCCGTCGAGCTCTATGACGCATGGAAGAAGGCCTACCGCAAGACCGCCAAGCGCGAGAAGGCGGGCGAGCTCGACCTTGGCCAGTTCGGCCTCCTCCGTGCCGCCGCCGACAAGGCGCTCCGTGAGGGTGGCAACGTGCTCGCCGAGCTCGCGCTTGAGTACGCCGGCGCCAACGAGAAGCGCGAGAAGGGCACCGACCTCCACAAGCTCACCGAGCGATTCGATCGGCACGAGTTCACGCTTGACGACGAGGAGAGCATGGTCGAGGCGGGCCTTGCGACCCACGCTGACTTCGCCGACCTCCGTGCCTACGACGCCAAGATGCGCGAGCTCGGCATCGAGCACGTCTACATCGAGAAGCGCGTCGTGCTCGATGGCCTCAAGGTGGCGGGCACGCTCGACCGCGGCAGTTACTACAAGCTGCCCGGCGCCACTCGGCGCACCAAGCTCGTGGCCGACCTCAAGACCGGGCGTGTCGATTACTCGGCCGCCAAGATCGGGATGCAGTTGGGGCTCTACGCCACGGGCGAGGGTTACGATCGCGAGCACCCCGAGGCGCGTGAGAAGCTGGGCCTTTCCAAGACCGTCGCGCTCCTCATCCACCTCCCCGCTGGCGAGGCCACCTGTACGGTCTACGTCGTTGATCTGACCCTCGCGGCCAAGGGCCTCAAGCTCGCGGCCGAGGTGCGCACCTGGCGCAACGTCGGGAAGAAGGTCTACGACCTCAAGGCGCCCCTCGGCGCGGTAGTTGACACACCAACTACAACCCCGTAGAGTCATTCCATAACTGAATACGTACCCCTGGCCCGCCTCAACCGAGGCCGTGGTGAGACTCGAAAGGGCCAGGGTGCAAGGGCCGGTGGTGTAAGGCAGCACTCTAGAGGTGGAGGTTCAATTCCTCCCCGGTCCACGCCTCCCGAGATGGGAACGCGCTAACGAAACGCTAACGAAAGGGGCCACCATGGCCAAGGACAAGAGCAAGTCAAAGAAGGCCGAGCCGGTCGTCGAGGAGAAGGTCAAGAAGGGCAAGAAGGCCGCCCCGGTCGAGGAGCCCAAGAAGGCCAAGAAGGCCAAGGATGAGGCGCCCGCCAAGGGTGGCAAGACCAAAAAGGGCTCCCTCGGTGGGCCGGGCTCAACGGCCCAGTTCTCCGCCGAGGAGTGGACCGACCACCTCCTCCTGATCACGCCCAAGAGCATCGAGCACGACATTGTGACGAGCAACGGCACCGCCGACGCGACCCGCGCCGACATCGTCGTGCTCGACACCAACCCGCCCAAGCTCATCGACAACGCCCTCATCTTCCAGAAGGTCGTGCAGGGTCAACTGCGCGAGGCGGTCGAGAGCAAGGGCCGCGTGGTCGGCACCCTGTTCGTGGACACGGCGAGCAAGAAGGCGGGCCAGTCGGCCCCCTACCGCATCGCCGCCCCCTCCAAGAAAGACCTGGCCAAGGGTCAGGCCTACTTGGACAAGCTCGACCCGCTCCGTTAGGAGCATCCCAACTGGGGCCCCGACACGACCCGAACGTGGCGGGGCCCCTTTCCCCTTTCACCCCCAGAACGGAGCATTGAAAACCATGAACGAATTCACCCAGGCCGCCGTGGCGGCGGCCGAGGAGGCCCAGGCCTGGCGCGGTAACGCGCCCGCCCGCGTCGAGAAGTTCGCGGAGGCCGCCGCACTCGCGTCGGTGGCCGACGCCCTCGATCGCGCCGAGCTCCTCGCCATCACCCGCGCCACCACCATGGAGAAGGCCATGACGCTCTACGGCCTCGCGCCGACAGAGAGCCTGCTCGACGTGTCCGCGCTCACCGAAGATACCCAGGCCGTCATCCGCACAATCGTTGAGGCCGACGATGACCCCGATAGCACGGCCGGCGTAGTGTTCTACGACACGCGCGAGGGCTCGGGATTCGATACCCAGCGCGTCGCCGCCGCCGCCTCGATCCTGGGCCTCGACGAGACCGCCCGCGAGGCGATCCGCCAGGTGCTCGATGCCTGGCGCAACCCGGAGACCATCGACGACGAGGGCGGCCAGATACCGGCCGACATCGCCGATGACATCTTTGGCGAGGCCAAGGCTGAGGCCAAGGCCAAGCGGAAGGCCGAGAAGAAAGCCGCCAAGCTCGCCGAGGATGACGAACGATGATCACATGCCCGCATTGCTTGAGGCAGGTTGGGTGCCTCGTGCAGTTGCCCGATATGGTCGAGCCTCGGTGCACGTTCTGCGCCACCGCCCCGGTCTCCCTCTACCTCCCGAAGGGATCGATAGCATGACCATCCCCAACGAGACCCGCATCCCCGGCCTGCCCGTGGGCTGGCTCGTGACGAGCACGTGGGTACCCAAGTTCGGACGCAACGAGGGATTCACTCAGTTCGTGCTCCGTCGCTACTCGCGCGGTCGGTGGCGCCCCGTGTTCAAGTCGAAGAATGCCACGGAGCTAGTGAACTACGCCGAGGCCACCGAGCGGGCCGAGGCGGCCGAGCGCGAGGCGTTCTACGTCAAGGCCCAGGAGCTCAAGACCCGGCGCATCGATACCGGCCACGGTGATGGCTTATGATCCTCTGCAAGCTGGGCATTCACCGTTGGGCCTGGCGCTTTGTGCCGTCGTTCTCCGTGAAGCTAGACGAGGCCGAGAGGTTCTGCGCACGATGCGGCAAGCTCGGCGGGCGGCGCCCCCTTGGCTAGTCAGCCCTGCAAGGAGTGTGGCGCCCGGCCGAAGATGACCGGGCGCCACCGCTGCATCGTGTGCGCGACCCGCCACCTCCCGATCGATGATCAGGTGGAGCGGGCGCGTTGGCGTGTCGGGATGGTGCCGCCCGAGCTACGCCGTGCCGTGGTGCCGGCGTATCTGTGGCCGCCCGGGCAGCGTTGGTGTGGCTCGTGCCAATCGTTCGTAGACCTGGCCGATGTGCAGGGCTCACGGTGCCGCGCGTGCGCGAGCTCGGCGGCACACACCAAGCGCATCGAGAAAACCTACGGCCTCGATCGCGAGGGCTATGACGCCCTCCTCAAGCTGCAAGGCGGGCGCTGTGCGATCTGCCGGGCCCGCCCCAAGTCCAAGCGCCTCGCCGTCGATCACGACCACAAGACCGGCGTGGTGCGCGGCCTTCTCTGCTCGCGCTGCAATCACGACCTCATGGGCGCCGCCTGGGATTCGCAAGCAATGGCGCTTGCCCTCCTCGGCTACATCTCGGCCCCGCCGGCGGCCGGCCATTGGACCGCCCCCGAGGATTCGGGCCGCCCCGCGGCCGTGGCTGGGCCTGGCGCGCTCTCTGGCCCCGGGGGCACCACCGCGCGCCCGAGCCTCCCCGTGGCCCCAGAATCGCTTACAGCGCCGCACGGCCTCACGGCCTCCGAGCTCTACTCCAAGATCGGCGCCATAGGCATCCCGGGCGGCGGCCGCATCCTCGTGTTCGTGAAGGCCGGCGAGCCCGCCCCGTTCTAGGGATGACGAAAGGCCCGGGCGCCTTATCAGCTACCCGGGCCTTTCGTGTGACCCCCAGCGTGGAATCGGGGCCAGCCTAGCAGAAAGCTACTTGGCCTTGTTGGTCGGGATGTAGACACCACCACCGACGAGGCCGGCGCCGACGAGGCCCGAGACCACGAGGATGATGTAGGTGGCGGGGTCGGTCCAGTCGGTCGCCTTGCTACCGAGGTCTTGCACGAGCGCGGAGCCCGCGGCCGTGATGCCACCGACGATCGCGCCGACGATGGCCTTGGTGCCCTTGGTCGGGATGATGGCGGCGGCCTGAGCGATGACCTCGTTGGGAACGTGGTCGATCAACTGGGTCGCTGTGAGTTGGCTCGTTGGCGCGTAGTCCGCCTCGGTTGCGCCGGTCTCGTCGGGGGCGATGGTGGGCGCCACGTGCTCACCTACGGGGGCGTCGGACATCTTGGGGCTCCTTGCGTCGAAATAGTACGGGCTCGGCCGAGCCGCGCTCAACAAAGTACACCACGCACAGCATCGCGCCAGCGAGCAAGAAGGTCGAGTACCCGACGAGGCGGAACACCGACCGCCCCCAGTAGTCGGGCCCGAGCATGAGCGAGAGAAACACGAGGCCGCCGACGACTGTCACGGCCGTGCCGAGCGTGGCGAACATCCAGCCGATCGAGGAGCGCCACCACGGCTCGAATCGGCGTGCCGGCCGCACGAGAACATAGTCGATCGTGAAGGCCGCGTAGAAGAAGAAGGCAACGAAAAGGATCACGTCAGCAATGGAGTTGATGGGGTCTCCGTGGTGCATGTCAGGCAATCCGTTTCCGGAGCTCCGCGCGGGCCTTATCGGCCCAATGGTTCTCGCGCCTCTCCGCTCGCATCATACCAACGACATCATCGACCCGGCGCATCACCGCGTCGGCGTCGTCGGCGCGCTTCACGCTCCGCTCGTAGGCTTGCTTTGCCTCCTCGTGCTCACGCTCGCTCGACATCGTTCCCCACCGCCTCGGGCAGAGCTCGGAGGAGGTGAACGGTCGTTGCGCCGAACTCCTCCGTTACCGTCATCAGCTTCTCTGCCATCCTGTCTGAGCGGTCACGATCGTTGCCGGCGGCGTTCCGCCAGTAGTTTTTCTCCTCGATGATGCGGGCCGTGGCGTCGTCTTTCTCCTTGAGAATCGCCTTGTGCGCGGTCTCCTCGCGGGCCATCGCCTCGGCGTGTGCTGTAAGGGTCAAGAGCCGGCCTCTCAGGAGTGCAACGATCCACGGGGCCGGGGAGAGCCCCAGGATGGTAACAGCCCCCCCGAGCCATTGCCACCACTCTAGATCAATGGCCCCAGAAGTGGGGATAGCCGAGGCTGGAAGTATGTGAAGGATCGCGAAGAGAAGGGCGTGGTGACTCATGCCTGAGTCGCGATCCACGCGAAGGATGCGGCGCCGGCGGCGGCGGGCGACCAATTGCTGAACGTGATGTTGCAACCCGTAGTGCCCAGGGAGCTATAGCCCGGGGTGAGGCGGCCGTTGTTGGGCAGGGCCACGATGCTGGGCGCGGTCGTGAATCGGTTGGGCTTGAACGACACAGCGATGACGCCCGAGTTGCCGCCGGCGGCCACGCCAGGGATGGAGCCGAACCCCGAATCGATCCGGGCATACGGGGCGCCGAGGCCGCCGAGGATGACGTAGGAGCGGCCCACGGGCAGCATCACCACGCGCGAGCTCGGCAGGGGAGGCGTGCCGATCCACGGATAGGTCCGAGTCCCCATGGTGGTCTCGCCGTCGAAGGTCACCTTGGGGTCGCCGACGCCCGCATAGGCCGGGTCGATGATGGCCATTAGCGGGGGCTGATCCTGGGCCGGCGTGACGCCGTTGTTGTTTCGCTGATAACCCGTGAGGGAGGTGAGGATGTCGAGCGCGCTTGGAATCTCAGACATTGACGATCCGCCTAACTGAATGGGTCATCATCGCGCCGACGGCCAAGTCGAACTCCCAGTGAGTCTCGGAGTAGGGCGATGCGATGCCGAGCCTCGCCATGCTGATATTGAACACGTCGGAGTCGCCGTGGAACGGCATAAGCGCGGTCTTGTACTCGACGACCTCGAACACCTGGGAGGCGTCGAAGGCGGCACGCTGAGTCAGGGCGTCGAGGGTAGCTTGGTTGGCGGCCGTGACCCCCGTGCGGAATTCGAGGATGGTGCGACCGCGCGAGACCGTCGAGGTGGGCGAGCTCGGCGCCGTGTTGGTGTACTCCGAGCGGAGGGAGGCTTGGTCAGCCTCGCTGACGACGAGAACCCACTTGTTGGGGACATCAAAAAGGTCGAGGGTTTGGTCGATGTCGCCGCCGATGACCGAGGTGCGATCGGTGGCGTAAGTGAACGTGGCCGGGCGCGAGGCGGGCGACACGTAGGGCTTGGCGATAAAGACGCCGTTCTGATCGAAGGTCGCCGACTCATAGTTGATCGCGCCGAGGAGGTCGTTGACGATGCGGAGATAGCTCGTACCCGGGCCCCATTCGAGCGCGGCCGGCAGAGTGAGCGCGGAGGGCGTCACGTTTACCTGCATCCCCTCGGCGTTCACGATGGCCAGCACGGCATCGGTGTACTTGGTGCCCGCGGTCACGGTGTAGCGAGTGGAGGCCTTGTCGTCGGAGAGCACCTGTAGTTGGTCGTAGGCCTGAACATCGCGGGTCACGTACATCCCGGAGGTCATCGTGCGCTTGGGGGTCGAGAGGAGAAAGACGCCCTGGGGCCACTCGACCACGCCGCCGTCGGGCATCGCGAGCCTCACCCATGGCTTGATCCGCTGATTCAGGAAGTTCACGGCGCCGTCATCGAGGAGCGTAAAGGTCGCCGTGCGTTTGATGTCGGCGAGGGAGGAGTTGGCCACGTGGCCGCCGATGACCGAAGTGAGCGGGGCGACAAGGTTGTTGGCCGAGTCGAGGAGGTCGTAGCGGAACGAGAGGTTACGAGAGCCCCGCTTGAACGCGAGCGCATCCTTGACGGCCTGATCCGAGTAGATGCCTTTTGGGTCGAGAGCTTGCACGGCCCTTAGCTCCCCTCGGTGTAGTCCACCCGCTGATACGAGAGGCCGACGGTAGTGCCTGCATCCGCGTCATCCGCGATGGTGGTGGCGGCATCGATGACGCCGAACACGACCCGGCCTCGGTTGTCACGGTAGCAGAGAGTCGCTCGGGCTCGGGTGAACTCGCGCAAGGCCTCGACGCCGGCGGGGTTATCGTCGCCGGCGGGCACCTTGACGCCCAGCTTGTATTTCTCGACCTCGACCTCGCCGAACTCGGCCACGGGGAACGCCCGCCCGACGAAGGCGAGCATGGCGCTCTGGCTCTCGATGCTCTCGGCGCGCACGGCCGACTGATAGAGATACGCCTGCTCGGTCCCCGTCGGGTTGTCGATGAGGTGGAGCCACACGCCGGTCAGGATGGGCGCGGTTGCCGGCGTGAGCGCGGAGGGGGTCGAGCCCGTGGCGGCCACCGCGGTCACGAGGTAGTCGTAGGCGCGCCCGCTGGCCACCTGGCGGTCTTGGTAGCTGGCTCCGTAGCCGACGACGGCGACGGTAGTCCACGCATCTCCTGAGCCCGAGAGGCGGCGCTGGATGATGTTCGAGGTGGCCTCGGGGAGCGACCCAGCGGGGGCCGGGTTGGTGACGACGACCTCAAGGTAATTGATGCCCGTGTTGATCGCGACGAGCGGCACCATCGGCGCGTTGAACGTCGAGGTAAAGGTGCGCACGGCCTGAGCCGGCGCTTGGGCGTTCGAGTTGATGATGTCGAGCGCGAACGAGTACGGCACGCCCGAGATGAGCCCGGTGAGGAGGTAGTTGAGCGTGGTGTTGGCCTGCATCGTCGTGTCGAGCACGAGGGCCATGGTGTCGGTGCGCGTGAGCCGCACGCGGCGCTGGGCCTGAGTGAACCCGTTGCCCTGTACGTAGGTCCACGCGACGAGGTAAGAGCTCGTGTTGAGCGCGGCGCCATCGGCGGCCGGGTCGGTGATGGTGAGCGTGCCGAGGGCGCTCGGCGTGAAGGTGCCGTAGCTGGAATACGAGCCCACCTGATCGAGGGCGTCGTAGGTGCGCACTTTCCAGCGGTAGGGCGTGCCGTTGACGAGCGTGGCGGCCGTCAGGTTGTGCGACTGGGCGGCCGACGCGACCTTGCCCGAGTCGAAGGCGGGGAGGCCCGTGGAGACAACCTCGATGACGAGTTGATAAGCGGTCTGCCCGTCGAGCACGTCCGGATCGCTGAATGTCCACCCAAACGTTGCGGCGGTCGCGGCGTCGAAGTTCGATCGCGGGGTGAGGGCGGGGGCGTTCGGCGCCACGTTGCCCGAGCGCTCATCGAGTACGGCGAGCGACTGAGTGCCGGTAAGCACGTTGGCCGCCGAGAGGATCACGCGGCGCTCGTCGATCACGACGGCGTGGGCCACCTTGAGCTTGGAGTTGACCGAGGCGGCGGCCCCGAGGGTCGTGGTGATGACGACGGCGACGTTGGCGAGGTAGGTGACCGGTGACACGTCGATGCGCGAGACCGCTCGGGCACCGACGAGCACGTAGACGCTGACTAGCCCGCTCTGGGGGTTGTAAAGAACATCCCAGTTGTCGCCCGCGGCGCCGCCCGTGAAGGTGGCCGCGGGGATGCTGTACGAGCCGAGCGGCCCGGCCTGGGCGTAGAAGCTGACGACGAGGTTGCCGGCCGCGTCGGGGTTGATCAGCGCGTAGGTCGTCGAGGTGAGGCCGAGGATGCGAGCTCGGGGCCCCGTGAGCACGGTGCCGCTGGGAGACTTGGTGCCGAAGGCCGCGGGTACGCCGTTGGTGACCTGCACCATGGCCACGCCGTCGGCGGCGACGAAATGCCAGATCGGCGAGGAGGTCGAGACCGCCGACACGTCGAGCACGCCCCTCGACGGGGCCGGGGAGGTCACGCTGGCGGGCGGCGTCGGGAGCCATGAGGGATTCATGCCCGAGGCCAGGAAAAGGGCGCCAGAGCCCGCACGGAGGTTGTTGACGTTGAGCATGGCGTAGGCCAGGTGCTTGGCCTGAGCCGGGCCCGCCGCGCGGATGATCGTAAGGAGGCTGGGGACGGGCGCCGGCGAAATGCCCGTGCCGGCGTCGTAGCTGGCCGCGAACTTGTGCAGTGCCCCGCCGGCGTTCAGCCCCGAGATGGCCTGAGTGAGGGAGGCCTGGGGCGTCCACACGTTGGTGCTGCCCGTCCGAGTGAAGGCCTGAGCCATGACCGTGTTGAGCGCGCCGGCGAGTCGGCCGATCACAAAGATGTCGCCACTCGGGCTCGCGATGAGCGCGAGGTCTTGGTCTCCACCTGGCACGGCGTACTTGGGGGGTGGGCCGCCGGCCGAGAACCCGAAGGGCGTGGGGTCGGGCGAGGCACCGAGGGTCGTGATGGCCGTGAATCCCACGCCATCGGTGAGCTTGGAGTAACCGAGCGTGATGACGGGGGCGGTGGCGCCATCGGAGCGGAGCTCAACGGTCACGCCGCCTGGCACCTGAACCGAGGCCAGGCGTACCGAGCCGATCAGGGTGCGCGCGAGCGCCGTGGCGCTGACGTTGGCCGTGTTGGGGCCCGCCCCGGATGCGTTGGTGGCCCGGACGCGGAAGGTGTACGCCGTGCCCGGTGTCGGCCCGAGGAAGGTGACCGAGTTACTTGCGAGCATCTCGGCCGAGCTCGACGTGTAAGGCCAGGTGGTGCCGCCGTCGGTGGAGGCGTCCACGGTGTAGGCCGTGATGGCGCCGCCCGGCGTCGTGGGAGCGGTCCACGAGATGACGATTGCCCCGTCGATCGCAACGGCCGCCGGCGTATTCGGTACGGTGGGTACGGCCATGTCAGGCTCCTATCGGGGCGGTCATTTGGCCCTGCCCCTGGCGGGCGGTCTGGCCAATCTTCTTGAGTGTATCGAGGGCCTGTTGGACATCCGCGAATTTCGAGGCGTCGAGGGTGATGTGCACCACGTAGGTGTCGCCGCCCCCCTTGGGCTTGCCCTTCTCGGTGCCGGCCGAGAAGGCCTCGGCGGCCGTTCCGCTCGCGTTCACGTTGCCCGTGATGTCGAAGGTGTCGCGCACGGCTCGGTGGAGGTTGAATTTCCGATCCTTGATCGCGTTCTCGGCGCCGAGCACGGTGTTGACGCCAATCTCGTACATCACTGTCGAGGGCGAGTGGATGCCGAGGAGCGCCTTGGCTACGTCGGTGATGCCACCAACGATTCCGTTCCACCAGGACATGAAGTTATCCCAGGCGCCGCGGAGACCGTTCCACAGTCCCTGCACGATGTTGCGGCCGATCGAGCCAAGCCAGCTCATCGCGCCGTTGAACACGCCCATGATCATCCCGGGGATGGATCGGAACCACCCGATCAATCCGTTCCACGCGCCTCGGGCGAAGTTGACCACGTTAGACCACACGGAGTTGATGAACGAGCCCACTCGGCTCCACAGCGCGTTCCAGCCCCCGACGAATCCGGAGACCACGGCGAGAATCCACGAGATGAATCCCTGCCAGACAGCGCGAATCCATGAAATGAAACCATTCCAAATATTACGTATCGTCGCACCGATCAAGTTCCACGTGGCGGCCCATATCGCATTGAACCCGACGACGACGGCGACGACCCAGTTGATGAATCCCTGCCAGAGTCCGCGAATCCAGCCAATGAATCCGTTCCACACGCTCGCGATCCACGCGCCGAATCCGGCCCATACGCCATTCCACCACCCGACGAATCCGATGATCACGCCGACGACCCAGGTAATGAATCCCTGCCATACCACGGTAAGGAATTTCACGACGGCATCCCAGTTGGTCACGAGGAGCACGACCGCGGCGATGAGGGCCATGATGCCCATGATGATCAGAACGATGGGGTTGGCGTCGAGGGCGATGTTGACCACCCAGATAGCGGCGGCGAGTATGCCGAGGATGATCACGAGCGGCCCGATAAGGGCCTGATTCTTGCCGATCCAATCGGCAATGCCCTTGAGGATCGGCAGAAAGACCGTCGTGAAAACGCCCATGAGGGTCTTGACGACGGGCAGGAGCGAGGTGCCGAGGGAGGCTTTCAAGTCCTCGGTCTGAGCCTGCATAATCTTGGTCTGATTGGCCGCGCCGCCCGAGGTCTTGGCGAAGTCGCCCATAGCCCGTGAACCATCCTTCTGGATGATATTCATGGTCGCTTGGGCCTTCTCCTGAGCGGTCAGCTGGGAGGCTTGCTTCTTCCCCGACTCGGTGAGCGCCTCGTGCTCGACGCGGGCGGCGTTGATGTTGGGGATGACTCGCTGCAAGGAGTCATACTCGCCGCGCATCGCGCCGCTGATCATATCGAGCACCTCGCCCGTGGGCAGGTTTTTGAATGAGCCGAGGTCGGTGGCCATCTGCACGATGCTCTTGGAGTTTCTCGTGGCGGCGGTCTGAGTGAATCCGATCTGCTGGAACATGTCGCCGAACCCCGTGGCGGCCTCGATGGCCGCCTGCTTGCTAAGGCCGAACTTGGTGGCGGCGTTCTCGGCCCACGAGGAGATTGAGCCGGCCGATCGCCCGAAGATCGCTTGGCTGGCGCTAACGGTCTCGTTGAGGTTCGAGGCGGCGCCGATCGAGTCGCCGATAAACTCGCCGGCCTTCTTGAACCCCTCGTAGGCTACGAACCCGCCGACGAACCCCTTGGCGAGACCCATGCCCGAGGCCTTGGCCTTGGGCGCGCCCTTATCGACATCCTTGGCCACGTCGGTGACGACCTCGGTGCCGTCGCCGTGGACATCCACATAGGCGTCAGCTAGCCTGAATCCCTTGCCCGCCATCGGGGGCCTCCTCTGCTCTCGAAACTTCCACCAGGCCCTCGAAGGCCGGCGCCGTGGCTATTGAGCCCAAGTCGCCAGGGACGTGGGTTACTTCTTGGCCATCACGGCCCCGAGCCGGTGAGCTCGGATGGTGTTTCTTGCTGGGGAGGTTGCCGTCGTCGAGCTCCTCGCGCAAGGCAAGGATGAGCTCGCGCATCACGCCGCGATAGCTCGGCAAGCGGAGAACTAGGTCAATGAATTTTTGCGCTGGCATATCCCGCACGTCATCGATGCGGTGGAAGGCGCTCATATCGCTCTCGATGTCAGGGAGGTATGCCAGCGCCATGGCCCATTGCCCTAGGGTTTTCTTGCCGCGGAGCCAGCGCCACGGCCTTTTGGGAGCGCGATCGCCTGCACTCTTGTCATCACGCCGTCGAACTCCTTGGTGTCGAGCCCGACGACGTTGGAGAGGGCCTCGGCACCCTCGGCGCCGATGGTCTCCTTGAGGAGGTACATGGCCGCGTCGGAGGCGTTCTCCTCGCCGAGCTTGACGAACATGAGGGCGATGTCGGCGCGCTGCACCTTGGGCATGTCGTAGTCAACGCCATCGATGGAGAAGATGACGACGCGCTCGGCGTCGGCGACTCGCTGGGCGGATGCCTTGGAGTCGATGACGACGGGCAGGAATTTGTCTGCGGGGAGGTCGGGCTTGTCTTTCTTGGCCATGGTGGCCCCTTTCGGGTCTCGGGTGATGGGTAGGGCTTGAGGGGGAGCGGCCGGCGCCGACGACGGGGAAAAGGCAACGCCGGCCGCTCGATCGGGGGTTAGGTGCCGTCCGTCAGCTTGAACGGCTTGACCGTGGTGCTCACGTAGAAGCACTCGAACTCCACGGGGATGAGCGTCTGACTGTCTCTCTTGTAGCTCGACTCCGAGGAGCCAGTCTGCAAGGCGCGGCGCAGGATCACGTCACGCGGCACGCCGTTCGGCCCGAGGCCGCGCAGGAGCACGGCGTTGTAGGGCGTCACGAAAGCGGCGGTGACGTTGCCGTTGACCGGCTCGAAACTGCCAGCCGCGACCGAGGCCGGGAGCTCATTGAGAGCGACCGCCCAGTTGGCCAGTGTGGCCTCCGCGAGGTTGGTCTTGATCTTGGCTGACCGCTTGGAGCGGGTCGCGCCGGCGTTGTCGAGAATCTGATCGACGGTCAGGAGAGAGAACTCCTGCTCGACGGTCAGCGCTACGCCGTCCTGGGTGCCTCCGCAATCGACCCACGCGACGGCCGGGGCCGTGTTGGGGGTGGCGGGCTCGGCGGCGCCGAACGCGGCGACCCAGAGACTCGCGGGGCCCTGAATGAGGTTGGTGGTGGTGACGGGCATTAGCTCGCCTGCCCTTCTGTCTTGTCGTCGCTCGGCTCGGGCGCGTCGTCGAAGTTCACACCGAGGCGGGCGAGCTCGTCGCGCTCCTCTTTGGTGACCTTGACGACCTTGCCGCCCGAGATGAACGGCGTGGGGATTGATCCAGCCATGATGTCCTCTCGTGTGGTGGTGGTGGTGGCCATCGCGGCCCTCTCGGCGCTCACGGGACTACCCAGTCCACGCGAACGTTGAGTGTGATGCGAGCGTAAGCGCTCGGGTCGTTCTCGATTTGGCGGGGCTCGGTGTCTTTGTAGACCGCCTGCACGCGGGCACCCATGTACTCGACGCCGAGGTCGAGGGCCTTACCGAAGGTCTGAAAGTTGGCCTCCATGGCCCGCTCCACGCGCGCCTCAAGCTGCCACGCGGCGTTCCAACGCACGTGCCCGCCGCTGGCCACGGGGGCCGCCCAGAAGTCGAAGGTGAGGAGCGGCCGATGCACGGGAAGATCGACGGCGGCGATGCCGGCCATAATCGGCCGCACGGTAATGAATCCGTCGGAGGGGAGCGTCTTGGGGAGGCTCGTGGCGATGCCGGCGTTGCCGAGGTCGGGGGCGACGTAGTGACGGAGCCAGGCCACGCCCACCTGAGGGTCGTTGGGTACGAGGAGGCCGGTGAGCGTCACTTGAGTACCCCGATCTGCCCGAGCGCGGGCACCACGAACGGCTGGGCCGCCATGCGGGAGGTGCCACGCTCGACGAAGGGGCCGTAGTCCACATCCTCGCCCGTGCCAGCGTCCACGCCGACGCGGAGAGTCACGTCGCTCGGGTTGCTCGCGTCCACCTCGTAGGTCAGCGCCCGGTAGAGCGCGCCCGAGCGGAACGGCACGATGCCCTGAGCGGCCTTGAGCCAGAGCGGGCCGAGGCGCTTGTTGAATATCTGGCCGACGGCGTAGGCGATGTCCTCGGGGCCGTTCGAGGTGGGGACGATTCCCTTGCGCTTGGGCATAGGGGCCTCCACCTCTTGTCGAGTCGCAACGAGCGGGCCTCGGCGCCCTTGTCGGGCGGCCCTAGGGGGCACGATAGCAGATTGGGCGAGAACTTCCCGCACGCCAGGCGCTAGGGTGACGGAGTCTCCGAGAGGAGCCGTAGGTCGAGCCGGGTGTCGAGCACGCCAGCGATCGAGCGGCGGCCGGGCGTGGTCTCGTCCACAACGTAGGTAAGGCCGGTCCTGAGGTCACGGAGCCGGATACCCTGGGCGACCTCGGCCGCGCGCGCCGGCGAGATGGTGCCCGCGTACCACCGAATGGTGCGGAGCTCGTTGGTCTCGGGGACGTAGACCTTTTTCGTTTTCTCGATCAGTGACGCGGGAATGGCGTGCTCGGCGGCGTCGGCCGGGATGGCCTCGACGACATCGACGACATCCCCCAGGCGGTCGGTGGTGGTGACCGTGAGGGGGTAGAGGCTCGCGTTGGCGAGAAAGGTGCTCATCCGCGGGTTTCCGTTACCCAGATTTCGGCGGGGTAGTCCGACACGCCCGCGCCCGGGGGCAGGAGCGGGTATCCGCCGCCGCCAGTCTGGCCGGCGATCGTGTCGCGACGGAGCCGAGAGGGCAGGAGCGTCCGCGTGCCGCGCCAGGAGAGGCGCTTGAGGGCCCGACGCACGAGCGGGGGCAGGATGAGCGAATCGCCGTCCAGTTGCACGCTCTGGCCGTCCTGGGAGAACCCCTTGGCCTGCATCCGCGTGAAGAAGTCAGGGTGATCGCGCATGAAGGGCACGAGGTAGGCGGCGGCGGCATCCATCCAGTAGGTGTCGCGCTTGTCGAGGAGCGAGATGGTGTTACCGTTCGCGGGCACGGCGACGAACGCATACACTGCGCCGGTCACGAGCTCGATGACGAGAGAGGCGCGCCCGAGCTCGGTGTCCGTTACGCCGGTAAGGCCCGTGCGGAGCTCCGTATCGGCGATCTTTCCCCAATGGTCCGTAGCTGCCATGGTGGCATCCTCTCATAGGCGAGGGGCCGGGCACGGTGTCGCGCGCCCGGCCCCTCGGTCTTGCCAACGATCAGTTGGGCTCGTGTGCGCCCTCGTCGCCCGTGTTGGGCTGGCTCTCGGTGGTCTCCTCGATGGTCTCACCGACGGGGAGACCGGCCGGGGCGCCGCCGGCGGGGAACACATCGACGGT